GTATTTCCATATTTATATATAATATATAGTGATAATTGCCAAGAGCAAAAAATTCCCAAGTAGCTAAGCTTAACTGTTTTAAACTGCTGATGTCTAGAGCTGGCAAGGCTTTGACTTGATTTCGCTCTTTGCTGTTGACAATTAGCTAAGGTGTTGTATAATAAGGCTAAGCTACCAGGAGATATAAATGGAAACAGTAATAAAATCAACAGCTTCCGTACAACTGCACCCGCTTACAGAGACCCATCCTGTAATGTCAGCCGAGCAGTACGAAGCGTTTAAAGCAGACCTAGCTAAGAACGGCCAGCTACAGCCAGTGCTTACCTATAGGGATAAGATAGTAGATGGTAGGCACAGGTTAAGGGCCCTTACTGAATTAGGGATAGATAGTATTAATGTAATACCTTTAGCTAATAATCTTACGTTAGAAGAGGTTAAGCGGTTAGTTGTATCTACTGAGAAAAGGAGGCACCAATCACCTACTCAGTTGGCTATTAATGGGTATAGAGCGTATAAGTCAGGAGCTAAGCAACAAGATGCGGTTATTAGTACAGGATGCTCGTTATCTAATCTTAAGCACGTAGTTGCATTAGAAAAGCTAGGCAGGTTAGATATTATAGAGCTACTAGAGAAGGGTGGTAAGGTAGATATAGGTAACGCTGGGTATAGTAAGTTTACAGATAGCTTGCTAGGAATAGTTACTTGGGTTAAGAAGAAACAAGAAGATAGCGAGGAGCTGTTAAAAGCAGTAGGTAGCTATAATGATGAAGAGCGGATAGATGTAGTTAATAGTAATATTGATGTAGCTAAGCTAGATGGTTTAGTTGTAGTAGCTAAGACAAGCTGTACTAGAGAAGAGCTAAGGGTTCTTGCTGCTAGGCTGTATAAAGCATTAGAGGAATAGATATGCAGTTGCAGATACCAAAAAAGAATACTAAAGGAATTTTGTATCTGCTATTTATAGAGATGGAAGGTAAGGTACTAGTTAAGGTAGGAATTACTGGAAGGAATGTAGAGGAAAGAGTGTGTGAGATATTGACATCTATGTGGAAAAGGTATAGATGGTTTCATAGGCTATATGTTAAAAGGTATAAGACAGTGGAAGATTACGTAGATAAAGAAAGCCTGTTTCATGAGTATCTAGATAGTTATAGGTATAAAACAGAGCATGAGTTCTCTGGCTGTACTGAGATATTTGATGTAGATACAGAACATGTAGTTGCTGCTTATGATTGGTTAGTTAAAGAGGGAAGCTTAGATGGATTTACGTATAGTGAAGGTGAGGGATGCTTGGGAGGAACTGGAGAAGATGGATCTGGAACTGCTGAGAGTAGTGGACAACTTGATGATGCCGCAGTGGGACAGGAATCAGGAAAGAACAAAAGAACTGCTAAAAGAAAAAAGAAAGTTGATGGATAGATATAGAGAATTGTGTAAGGAAGTGGGGATAGATAAGATTCCTATTTATGTTGACATTCATAAACAGCTATAGTATAGTAGAGCATAAACGTACAAACAAAAGGATTGGACATGGCTGAGAATAAGGTTCTCAAATTAGAAGACGTACAGCAAGCTTTTCCGAATAGGAAGAACTCTGTTACACAAGAAGCAGTAGACATTATTAATAAGGCAATAAATGATCCTGAGTTTCAGGGTGAGAGTTTGTTGCACACTGCTATTAACTATGAGAGTGTTCTTCAAAGGAACAGGGCTAGCATACCTGAATACTTAAATGCTATTAGGTTTTGCTCTTATATGATTTCTAATGATGATAACTTTACAGAAGCTTATAAGAAGGTGTTCTGGGAAAGGGACTTTGTTAAAGAAAGGGCCAATGCTCCTACAGAATCTACTAAGTATAAAGAGCTGACTAGTGCCGCTAGTAGGTACAGGAAAAGTAAGCTGGTAGTAGATATACTCACAGTTAGCCAAGTACCGCTAGACTTAATGTTTACTGGTGCTAGGATGAAAGCTGCTGGGGTATTGGCTGAGCTAATGATGACAGCTAAGTATGATAAAGATAGGATTGCTGCAGCTGATAAATTGTTACAGCATACTGCTGGACCTGAGACTAGGAAGATTGAACTGGAGCTTGGTGTTAAACAAGATAGTGCGGTACAGCAGTTAAATGAGCAACTAGCTTTAATGGCAGCTAAACAAAAGGCTATGCTAGAAGTAGATGCAGGAAAGCTTAAAGACTTTGGTGCTATGAAGGTACAAGCAGATATTATAGATGCGGAGATAATAGAGTAATGGATAAACAGCATTATGTGTACTTACTGCAAAATAAAGTTAACGGAATGTGCTATATAGGAGTTAGAACTTGTAGCTGCAAGATCTGGGATGATGATTATATGGGATCTAGTAAGAGCATGACTAAAGAAGACAAAAATAACTGCAACAAGATTGTTTTAAAAAGGTTTAGTAGTAGGGAAGAAGCAGTGTCGTATGAGATTAGTATGCATGAAAAATTTAATGTAGCTAATAACCCACTATTTTATAACAAGGCTAAACAAACTGTCACAGGGTTTGATACATGCGGCGTTAAAAATATTCATTCAAAAGAACACATTCAGTACCTATCTCTAAGTAGGAAAGAATACAATAATAAGTATGGGAACCCTGGATGTAGGCCTATTACAGAAAAAACTAGACAAAAACTAAGCGCTGCCGGTAAAAGATGGTATGAAAATAACGTATCTAAATGTAAAGGTAAAAAACTAACAGAAGAACATAAAATAAAGATTAGCCCTTTAGGCCGTACTCATAGCGAAAAGACTAAAGATAAAATTAAAAATACTCATAGAAAAAATGCCACTAAACATAAAGGTTTTAGGCCTTGGTGGTATGAAATAAATGGTAAGCGTACAGAAGTTTATGATATGACTATAAAAGAGTTTAGTTTGTTGAAAGGTGTTACATTTAATACAGTAAAAGATAGGTTCAGAAAAATATATGAAGGCAAACCAAAACAAAGTGAGCCTTTAAAGGGGTACGTATTTGGGAGGATAGAATAATGGACATTCAAGAACAATATATACCTAGTGAAGAGGCCTTGCGTTTTATTAGTTTTATTAGGGCTTGTGGTGCAGAAGAAAATGCTAACTCTGTTATACACTATAAGCTAGCAGATAAGTACTTTAGTAAAGACAGACAAATTCTTATTGAATCATTTAGGGGGTCAGCTAAAAGCACCCTAATGGAGTGGCTTGTTCTGTATACTGCTGTGCTAGGAACCCTTCCCGGGTTTGGTGAATGCCCGTTTATTGCGTTTGTTGGTGACAGCGCAGAAAACGGATGTAAAAACTTTTTTCGTAACATTGGAGCTAAAATAGATAGAAGCGAGCTGTTAAGAAGCTTGCTTGATGTAGTTAGAAAAACAGATAGTGAAATGGAACTAAGGAATAAGGATGGAGTTGATCTGTACCTTAAATCTTTTGGCGCAAGCACCAATATAAGGGGCGTTAGATACAAAAACATGCGCCCTAGTGTAGTCATACTAGACGATATAACTACTAACGATGCTATTAATTCTGAAACAATACAAAATACTATAAATAATAACTTTTATAAGTCAATTATTCCTGCTTTGCACCCGACTAAATTTAAAATATTCTATATAGGTACCCCAATCTCTGAGAGGGATTTGATTAATCAGTTAAGTAATAACCCTGAATGGGTTGTGCATAAATTTCCTATTGCAGATAAGTTTCCTTGCACTAAAGAAGAATTTGTTGGTGCCTGGGATGACAGGTTTCCGTATGAGGCGGTATTAGCTAAATACAATATGTATAAAAGTTCTGGTAAATTACAGGACTTCTATCAGGAGTACATGTTAGAGCTAACCGATCTTAGTACGTTGCTTGTAGATGAGGATGATGTTAAGTGGTTTGATGCTAGCTCTATTATTAAGAATAAGGCAAAGTATAATTTTTATATTAGTACAGACTTTGCTACTAGTACAAAAAAGAGTGCTGACTACAGTACTATAGGTGTATGGGCCATTAGCAGTAACGGTGATTGGTTGCTAGTAGATGGGCAGTGTAGACGCCAAACAATGCAAGAGAATATAGATGACTTGTTTAAGTTGGCTAAGAAATGGAATCCGCTTAGTGTTGGTATTGAAAGCTCAGGTCAACAAGGCGGCTTTATTAGCATTATTCAAGACCTGATGATAGATAGGAATATATGGTTTAGTTTTGCTAAAAAGCAGGGAAGCAGGGATCCAGGTATTAGGCCTACAGGAGATAAGGTACACAGGTTTGTTACAGGTGTACAGCCTAAGTTTAAACAAGGTAAAATTTGGTTTCCTAAACCAGAGCTATTAAAAGCTACCAATCCAAGGTTGCTAGAGTTAGTAGATGAAATGGTAAATGAGCTTAGTAAGTTTACGCTGGCTGGTGGTGTTAAGTCTTTAAAGCATGATGATGCTATAGATTTGTTGAACCAGTTAAGTGAAATGGAAATATACTCTCCTGGTTTAGATGATGGTGTAGAGACTATGAGAATCAGTGAAGACGGCACTATGTACACTGCTATATGGGATGATGATCATGAAGAAAGTATTGGAAGAAGTACTGTATTTTAATAATCAATATGGTATAATGTAAAACATTAAATATTAGGTGGATGGGATATGTATCTACAGCAAGTAATTGAGCTGGCTAAAGACAGCGAGCTTAGAGATTTAAATGTTAAGAGTGATATGGATGCTATATTAGGCTATATTAATCTTGGCATGATTGAGTTGTATGGAAGGTTTACTCTTAAAGTTGAAGAGTATTTGTTTGAATTGGTGGATGGGGTTACTGTATATACAATGCCAGAAGACTATATGTGGCTAATGGCTGCCTATGGTACTGTTATTGAATATGATAAGTATGTAACTAAAGAGCTGCCAATTAACGTAGAAGAGGATATTACTAGTATTAATACCTTGTCATGGAACAAAGTGCAAGTAGGTCAAGGAGTAGCTGGAAGTCCTATTAGTTTGATTTATGCTGCTTCTCCTGAATACCTTACACCTAGCCACCTATCTACTCATATAGAGCTACCTCCTCAAATGATTGAAGCTTTGCTTGCCTTTGTTGGGTATAGGGCTTATAGCCAAGTACCGGGTACTACACAGGCTGATGTAGATAATAGACGTAATAAGTTTAAATTTTTGTGTGATGATATTGAAAACAAAGGCCGATTCAATGCTGATGATATGAGCATGGCTAAAAGACTTGAGTATAGAGGGTTTATTTAATGATTAGAAGTTCAAGTATAAGTGATATAATTAATGCTGTTAGGCAACCTGAATACGCAAGTCTTTATGAAAGTTTGCAGCAAGTAATACCCCATTTAGATAATATTGATGCGTTAGCTGGTGAAGAGTTTGATCAGTTGATTGCAAGCTTGGAAGACGCTAAAGATTTTAGTGGCATTACTGTAGTTAGCGGCAGCCCAGCAGCTTGGGATTCAGTAACTAAAACTCTTACTATACCTACTGTAAAAGGCGATAAAGGTGAGACTGGTCAAGTAGGTCCTGCTGGCCCTCAAGGTAATACAGGCCCCGCTGGTGAAAAAGGTACATCGCTTACTATTGTTAGTATTATTGATATTGGTGATGGTAAGCTTCAGTATCAGTTTAATGATGGCACTACTTATACTACCCCTGATCTTAGAGGCCCTGAAGGCGAGCAAGGTCCTGTAGGCCCTGAAGCAGTAGGCGTGCACCATGTTATAGCTACTAATACTACTGAGCCCCACGGCAACTTTGGTGAAACTGGTGAAGTAGATACATACACCTTGTACGGTGATGATGACCAGACTATTGTACTAGGATCATTTCAAGTAGCTAATGGTATTGACCCTTATAAATTAGCTGCTGATGCCGGATACTCTGGTAGTAAAGAATCCTATTATTTGCTAATAGCAAGTGCCTATACTGGTATAGAAGAAATAGTTCAGTATGCTGCTGATGCAGAGCAAAGTAAGTTAGACGCTGCTGCTGCTTTAGATGAATTTACTGACTTGTACTTGGGCTCTAAAGATGACGACCCTACTGTAGATAACGATGGTGATGCAATACAAGAAGGTGCCCTATATAAAAATAGTGTAACTGGAAAGATGCGTATTTACAGCGCTGCTACTGGCCTATGGTCTGATGCCTATACAGATGCCAATGAAGTAGTACAAGAGGTTATAGCTGGGACAGGCATTGTAATAAATAATGATACAGTAGGATACCCAATAATAAGCGCATTACCTACTAGCTCTGCTGGTTTATTAAGTAGGCTCTATGCTACTGGCGATACTGAAGTAATTGGCACTGATACATACTATAAGGCTCTTCCTGGAGATGCAGGCACAGCAAGCTCTGTAGAACTGCAAGTAGTAGTAAATGATGGTGAAACTGACTACTTTGCAGAAATGTTTGCTATGCCTGTTGTACTAGAAGACACCTTGTTTTATAGTGGTACTTATAGAGGTACAGTAAGTATTGCATCTAACAAAACTGGTGAAGAAATTGAGTTTGGAGCAGAAATTTATGTAGCTGAAGAGGATGGCACTGTAGTTGATTCTGGCATTGCCAGTGAATCTGTAGGCAGTTTAGGTGTACGTACACTTACAGTAATGAGCACTGGGCTATTAGGAGTACCTTCTGGCAGAGAGTTTGAGGCTGCTATATCTGCTGAATTGTCTGAAGGTTATACGTTATCAGCTGGTCGCAGAATAGTGTTTAGGATGTATGGTAAAAAGCCTGGTACAGCTGGTGGAGATTACACTCTTAGTCTGTTTGTAGGTAACGATAGAAACTCTTATATTGATGTGCCTGTTGCAGTAAATACTAGCGGTGTTGTTAATAAAAGCAATGTTGTAGGAGCTACTGCTACTGATGCAATTAATAGTTTAAATTCTAGGATCGATTCTATTGGAACTTATGATGAATTTATATTAGCGTTTGATGCTGGAAGTTTGTAGGTGAATTATGATTAGTTTATATTC